GGGACCGGCAAGTTTAACAAGGGGGGCAACGAAGCCGACTTAAACCCTAACGTCGCCAACCGCAACAAAGGCCCGCGCCGTCAGCCGGAAAAGAATGTTTTCACCGATGAACAGATTGAGAAGCTGGAAGAAATCTTCCATTCCTCCATGTTCAACTACCAGCGCCACTGGTGGGAAGCCGGAAAAACCAACCGCATCCGCAACCTGCTGAAGTCACGCCAGATCGGCGCGACCTTCTATTTTGCCCGTGAAGCCCTGATTGACGCCCTGCTAACCGGACGTAACCAGATTTTCCTTTCCGCCAGTAAGGCACAGGCCCACGTCTTTAAACAGTACATCATCGACTTCGCCAAAGAAGTGGAGGTGGAGCTGAAAGGCGATCCGATGGTGCTTCCCAACGGGGCCACTCTTTACTTCCTCGGCACCAATGCCCGCACGGCCCAGAGTTACCACGGCAACCTGTATCTGGATGAATATTTCTGGATACCGAAATTCCAGGAGCTGCGCAAAGTGGCTTCCGGTATGGCTATTCACAAAAAATGGCGACAAACCTATTTTTCCACGCCATCCAGCCTGACCCACAGTGCTTATCCGTTCTGGTCCGGTGCGCTGTTCAACCGTGGACGCAACAAAGCCGACAAGGTGGACATCGACCTGTCCCATAGCAATCTGGCCCCCGGCCTGCTGTGCGCAGACGGGCAATACCGCCAGATAGTCACCGTGGAAGATGCGGTGCGCGGCGGCTGTAACGCATGGAGTACAGCCCGGACGAATACCAGAACCTGCTGATGTGCGAGTTCGTGGACGATCTCGCGTCCGTGTTCCCGCTCAGCGAGCTGCAGGCGTGCATGGTGGACAGCTGGGAAGTCTGGACCGACTTTCATGCACTGGCCCTGCGCCCGTTTGGCTGGCGCGAGGTGTGGATCGGTTATGACCCGGCAAAAGGTACGCAAAACGGCGACAGCGCCGGATGCGTGGTGGTGGCACCGCCAGCCGTGCCGGGCGGTAAGTTCCGCATTCTTGAGCGTCACCAGTGGCGCGGGATGGACTTCCGCGCCCAGGCTGACGCCATCAAAAAACTGACCGAACAGTACAACGTGACCTATATCGGCATCGACTCGACGGGTGTCGGTCACGGGGTTTATGAAAACGTGAAAGCGTTTTTTCCAGCCGTCCGGGAGTTTGTCTACAACCCCAACGTTAAAAACGCCCTGGTACTCAAGGCCTACGACATTATCAGTCACCGTCGTCTGGAGTTTGACGCCGGACACACCGACATAGCGCAGTCATTTATGGCAATCCGTCGCGCAACCACCGCCAGCGGCAACCGCCCGACCTATGAAGCAAGCCGCAGTGAAGAAGCCAGCCATGCCGATCTGGCCTGGGCAACAATGCACGCACTGTTTAACGAACCGCTGCAGGGCGAGTCCGCCAATACCAGCAATATTGTGGAGATTTTTTGATGGGAAAGAGTAAAAAAAAACGCGCTGCGGCGACGAACCAGATCCAGCATAAAAGCCAAGCTTCAGCCGAAGCATTCAGCTTCGGTGATCCCATTCCAGTACTTGACCGCCGCGAACTGCTGGACTATGTGGAATGCGTACAGACAGATCGCTGGTATGAGCCTCCCGTCAGCTTTGACGGACTGGCGCGCACCTTCCGCGCTGCCGTGCATCACAGTTCACCAATTGCAGTGAAATGCAACATTCTGACCAGCACCTACATCCCTCACCCGCTTCTCAGCCAGCAGGCTTTTTCGCGTTTTGTGCTGGACTATCTGGTATTTGGTAACGCCTACTTGGAGAAACGCACGAACCGATTCGGTGAAGTTATCGCCCTTGAGCCTGCGCTGGCAAAATACACCCGACGCGGGTTAGACCTGGATACCTACTGGTTTGTACAATACGGTATGACAACCCAGCCGTATCAGTTCGCGAAAGGCAGCATTTTTCATCTGATGGAACCGGACATCAACCAGGAGATCTACGGCCTGCCCGGTTATCTTTCTGCCATTCCGTCAGCCCTGCTCAACGAGTCCGCCACGCTGTTCCGCCGCAAGTATTACATTAACGGCAGTCATGCAGGCTTCATCATGTATATGACTGACGCCGCGCAGAACCAGGAGGATGTGAACAACCTCCGCAACGCGATGAAAAGCGCCAAAGGACCGGGCAACTTCCGTAACTTGTTTATGTACTCGCCTAACGGCAAAAAGGACGGGCTTCAGATCATCCCGTTGTCAGAAGTTGCAGCGAAGGATGAATTTCTGAATATCAAGAACGTGAGCCGGGACCGGGACGCCATGATGGCGGCACACCGTGTGCCGCCGCAAATGATGGGGATTATGCCGAATAATGTTGGGGGGTTTGGGGATGTGGAGAAAGCTAGTAAGGTTTTTGTGACAAATGAATTAGTACCTCTACAAAAAAAAATCCATGAATTTAATCAGTGGATAGGGATGCATATTATCAATTTCTCAGAATATAATATAGATTAATTATATATACATCCCTCTAACCTTTAAGGCATTCTATTCTCAAAAACATGCTTTATCGCAGTGGTAAAGCATCTATCTTTTACATTCTTTTTAAACTCATCAAAGACCATAGATCTAACATCTTCAATTTCACATCCTGATTCAATAAGCTGAGATGCACATCCGACCAGTTCCTTTATTAATGTCATGCTTAATTCTATTGCACGTCTTCTTTCCGCCTTGACTCCTCCTGAGGACGGGTTTAAGTTAAATACTCTTAACGTAACCTCTGCCATTTTGTGTTCTTTCTCATTCAAGCCTTCTCTAATATGAACATCACCATTTTCCAAAAAATGGAAAAAAACATCTGGATTTTGTCTATCAGCTTTAATTAAATCATCATCGTTATATTTTTGCTTATCCTTATAAAACCCACACCTTTGCGGCTCACCACATGAGCCAAACAAATTAGACCACTCGAAAGTTAAATTTTTGTAATAACTTTTCCTGTAAAAATGTTCAATATGCCTCTCAACTTTATTTTTGCCACCACTTTTATGATGCTCTATTTTTTTCTCGCAATAAGCACATAATTTACCTTGCATTTTTATTATTTCTTCCCATATTTCTTTTTTATCATTTGATGATAGGGAATTCCAATCATCCCTCCTATAGTCAAATTTATTAAGAACGGAAGGCCCTGGCATTTGCCTAGATAGATATTTCATTTTACATCCTTACTTCCAGAAAAGTGCTGATTTATCTTATTTTTGAACTCCAAAACAGATATAAGATCATCACACTCTTGAACTAAAGGATGGTCTAATCCGAAATGTTTAATAACTTTTTCTCTTAACAAAAGAGCCTCGTCACTGCTATAACGATTAAGCTCAACCAATTTTTTATATTCTTCAAGCCAACCATTTTCTTTAGTAGAGGGTATAGGATCAGTTCTCATTCCATATAAAAGTGCATCCTGATTACTAACACCTTTTATTTGATAGTCGGGGTGAGACACTATCAAATCATTAACACCATCTACTTCCACTTCCTGTAGAATACGCACTGAACGAGAGCTAACAGTGGATAAAACCTGTGGGCTATGGGTAGTAATTACAAATTGAACATTTGGGAATGTAGATGTCAAACGCTCAATAATTGTCTGTTGCCATTGCGGATGCAAATGCAAATCAATTTCATCAATTAAAACAATCCCATATCCCAATAGAGGATTAGATAAATTTGGATTAAGTAAAATTAAACGTCGAGCCAAATCACCAACTAAAGTAAATATAGTTTTCTCACCTTGAGACAACTGTTGAATATCTAATTCAACCTCTCCTTTTTTAAGGATAATCTTATAATCATCATCACCATAAACAAGCTTAATCCACTGAAATTCAGGCAAGAACTTTAGAATGGTATTTATAACACTATCATAAAGTGATACTGCATTATTAAACTTATGTTCTCCTGATTGCAGAGATTTCATGTAGTTCAATTTTTCTTTAAGCGAAAGCTCTAAACCTTTTATAACTGTTGAATCAATATTATCAATCGCAGATAGTTGAGTTAATGTTGCTTTCAAACTCTGAATATCTGAAAATAACGCATTGATTGTCGTTTGTGACTCACTCAATTTCTCTTGTGAAGCTCTGTTATGAAGAAATACAAGCCATTGAAAAAAATCGGTAAAATCATTTCTGTCAAACTCGATTTCATCATACACATCGAATTTTGACCATACAGTTTTAGTTTTAGCATTTTTTCTTTTCCTATCAACCCCACCGCCTATATAAGAACGCGCAATAGAATAATATGCCATCAAAGGCAAGCTTGCATTATCAACATATTTATTCACAAGTCTATAAATACTTGCAAGTTTTTTTATCTCCAACAATTCATTATTTCTAGAATAATATGCCCCCTCTTTCGCTTTAGTAATCAAAATACTGGTATTAAAGTCCTTGAGTTTTATATTTGCATCAATTGATGCATACTCAACATCAACAGAGTTATTAACTTCATGGCTTTTAATATAAGTACCAGGCTTACTCTCCTTTTCAATATTTGATCTCAACCAACTCAAAACAATTGCTATTGCATCCAAAATAGTGCTTTTACCGAATCCGTCTTATCCGTTTAAAATCATGTATACCTATTTTATTTAAATGAAACTTACTCTCATTTAAAGTAGATATTAGCTTTTGAAGCTCAACAGACTCCTTCAAATAATCCTCGTTTATCACATGTGATTCCAACTCTAAAAAATCAACATAGCAAGTCTCTAAATTCATTTTATTTATCATTATTTGTTTCCTTCCATCAGGAACTTAGTTATTAACTCACAACCATATTTTTTTTGTAACCTTAATAAAAAATCACCCTCCAAATAATTTGCAAACGCAATCATCCCTTTGGTTTTATTTATTTCTTCGGAAGATAAGAGTCCCAAAGAATATTTATGAATCTTTGCAAACAGCATCCTTTTACGATCGCGACCAATTGATAAATTGCCCTGAGGTGTAAGTGTTACACCAGTCACGTGCCGATTATGAGCCATCGATGTAAAAATTGTTTTAGATTCATTGATTGATAGACCGGGAACATGGAGCGACAACATTTTTTTTACCACCTTAGGAACCCTGCACAATATATCCTTAATATTAGTTGAAAAAGTTATATCATCTGCATACCTTGAATAAGTGATACCATTGTTACGGCACCAATCATCAAGACTCTTGTCAAAGTCATACATAACAAAATTACTAATAAATGGTGAGCTTGGCGCCCCTACACTTAATATCAACGTTGTACTTCTCTTTTTTCCCGGACGCCAAAAAAGCAAATTACGTAGGGTGTTCTCATCAAATGAATCCAATTTCAGCCCTGTGTTCTCAAGTTTCGAGAAAAATATATCAGGTTTAATTTTGTTAAAGAAGTTCTGAAAATCCATTTTAAGAATATAATTATTATCTTTATGCAACAATGCATTATCTTTAATACTTTTTTTATATTCATATGCCATTGCCTTATGATGAACAGGCAGCTTTGGCTGTAGCAAAGATACTATAAATCTCTGTACGTTTTTTAGTTCCTTTGTCGGCTGAGCTATCACCCGAAAACCTGCGCCACGTTTAGGAATATAATAAACTTTATATTTTTTGGGGGCCTCATTTAAAAGTAATTGGAAAGCTAATCTATTATAATTAAACTTACTGATAATTTTAGAAGTTAGTTGCATATAACCCCTCTTAAAACCAAAGCGCCATGCAACTTTACATAGCGCTTTGACTCTTCACTAAAGACAGCGAAAGACACAGATTTCTCCTTCGCATATCTGCCCCGGGCAGGGATGCGAAGGAGAAATCTGTGTCTTTCGCAACCCTAAACCGGACAATAAATTTAAGCCTGGCTAATCACCCGGCTGGAACCAATGTTCCTACACTAAAGAGCGTAATGATTTTAATGAACAAATAGATATAAGGCAAGGCGCGCGCTCGTATCCCCGCCACGCCTGCCCGCTTTATGTAGTGGTTTTCATGCACCTGCATGATCTACGCAAAAGCCCGCCAGTTCTGGCGGGCCTTAGCAAAAACGATCCTCAAACGATCATGCGATCTCATGCGGCATAGACATGCACTACAGAGCTAACGCCTCGCAAGGGCTCGTTGTTCAACCTTGCTGACGCCAGAAACAAGTTCAGACGCCAGCAACGTTTCTTAATGCAGCCAGCTGTCGTCTTCCCACACCTTCTGCATAATTTTCATCACTTGTTTTCTTTCTTCGTCCAGTTGCAGTCCGGTCAGTTCCACACCGTTAGAGCTACCTTTGCGGATACGAATTACCGTTTTGGGATACAGGGGGCGCAGATTGCGGTAAAGCTCGGATTCAAGGGCGTCCAGTGTAGACTGGCTAATCTTCTGCTCTTTATCGATCATTATTTCAATGCGCATAAAAGTCACCTCAGCTGATGACATCCATTGAGCGGTTGTATTCGTGGGTTCTGATTTTTGCCATGAGTTCATCTGTCAGTTCAGAAACCCACTGCAGGGCCAGCCCCTTCTCTTCATCACTACACTCACTAGCCGCTACAAGCTTAAGAAAAAAATCAATGCGCTGGAGCTTCAAAGACTCCAAAAAATAGTCCTGCATCTTTCCTCCTATGACACCAAAGCAATACTGTATATATAACCACTGTTTATGTTTACAGTATATAATAATCTTACTGATGTAAAACGTTTTTTTACGCTCATCAGCCTGATATGCCTGGTATTATTAAGAGCACGAATTGTTAACCCGCGTAATTAATACAGGTTTCGCCACTTATCATCTTCCTGCAAACGCTGGTTCCGATAGAAGATACGTAGGCCTGCTCCTGACGGAATACTGCCGCCGCGAAGCAGTAAATCGACCTCTTTCTCGCTGCCATCAAATCCCCTGGACTTCAGTTCATACACGAGCTGCAGTCGCTGATGGTCTGTAATTCGCTGTTTGTAGTCTTTACGCCGTTTCGGTTTCACCAGGCGTAACCTTGCTGCCAGTTCCCGGCGCTCTTTTTTGCTCATACTGTGCAGGTAATCGTGCAACTCCTTGTCATCCATGCGGGTGATATCCGTTCTGGTATCTCCATCAGTTGATTTGTCTTTCCCTTGTTGGTACAAATTTTCAGCAAGGGGACAGTTATTGCCACGAGTCCAAGGGGCGCAAGCGCCCTGGTCGGCTGCCGCCTCCTGAACGTCAACGGCTTTACGAACCATTTTCCACTTCACTGCATGAGTGCAGATCTTACCCTCTGCAATGGGTGACCAGATGCCATAAATACGAATACCGTGATCGCCATAGGCGGTCGGCTCTTCGTTAATTTCATAAGCTGTTCTGATAAGGTGATATTTGCGGGGAACCAGCACGCCGCCCTGCTTCATGATGTAGGTGGCAAAACAGCCAGCATCAGCAGCAGCCAGGATGGCATCAAGGCGTGGGTTATCCAGTACCGGCGCACCTGCTTTTTTGTCCCCCTGCTGCCTTGCCGCCTGACCAGCCAGCAATCGCAGTTCACGGTAAGCCTGACGCCCCGGAATACCAAAGAAGCGGAATTGCTGAACACGATGCAGAGACGCCCAGGCATTAACGTATTCAGCGTTATCACGCAGGGATTTACCCGTTTCCTTGCTGATCTCACCAGCCAGACCACGCCCGTCAATGTTCTTACTGATGTATTTCGCGATGTAGCTTGTTGGCGTACCTTTGCGCGGGTTTATCAGCTCAGACTTAAAGCGTGGTCCCGTGTTATTACCCAGCTCCTCGCGGTCTTCACGAATGGCAAACTTACGCAGTAATGCAGTGATGGCGCGGCGGTCTTTTTTGCGCATAAAACACAACAGGTGCCAGTGAACTGTACCGTCATGATGCGGCTCAGCCACCCGCACGCCATACCAGCGCAATCCGGCTTTGTGCATCGCCTTACGAAATGCAGCAAACATGCCGACCAAATAATCACTGCTTTGTCTTACTGTCGCGTTGGTCCAGGTCGGGTTTGGCCTGCCGTTATTTAGCGTGGAATGGAAACGTGACGGACAGGTGATGGTGTAGAAAACGGCGCAGTCACCACGCATTTCCGCGATAAGCTCCAGGCCTTTAACACAGGCCATCATCTCGTTGCGGCGATGCGCCGGGTTGCTGCTGCTGGCGTTTACCACATCCTCCATGTTCAGCGTGTCGCCGTCTTCGTTCACCAGTTCATGAGAACGGAAAAACTCCAGCGACTTACGGCGCTGCTCACGTTTATGCATCACGGCTTCATAGCTGACATAGGGAGATGCTTTTTTGCTGACCAGGCAGACAGCACGCAACTGCTCTTCCCGCCATTCGCAACGCATCTTCCATAATTTCCGATACCACCAGTCGGCGCACAGCATACGCGCCAGCGAACCCGGAATGAGTTCATAAGGCACAGGTTTGCGGCGGTTTCTTTTCCGGCGGAGTTGCTCAAACGCAGGCGGTATGACATCCAGTCGCAGGGTTTCTGCAGCCACCTTTTCCCATGTCTTGCGGATTTCTTCTGGCTTAACATCATCGGTGGCATACAAATCACCACAAGCTACATCAAGGCACATACTCATATGCGCAGCTACCAGGGTGGACAGGCGTTTCACCTGATCCTGACTCATTTCAGGCAGAATCAGCAGGCCGTCCAGCCCTTCATGGCTTGCCATAAAGCGAAAAGAAGTGGATAGCTGACTGTCGCGTACATGCTCCAGCCGTTCCAGACATGGCTTAATCGTCTCACGCAAATAGCGGGAATAAGCCTTTGGCCTGCCAAGGCTGCTGAAGTATTCAATACGTTGCATCAGCGGCTTGCTGATATGGGAAGGCTGGGCATTGACGTCCGCCAGAATGACCATATCTGGATTAAAACGCTGCTGCTCATGCGCCAGCTTTGCCCGACTAATGAGCTTATCCTGCTCCATTTCGCGCTGGACAGGATCACGGGATTCATTAAAGAAATAACGCTCCCAGACCTGATCACTCAGTACCTCGCGGCGCAGGTGTTCCTGCTCGTTATCGGCAGCGTACAGAGCGATCAGGTTTGAAAGCGCAGAAACTGAAGATTGCTCTTCTGTCTCTACGTAAGGATTGATTGCTTTTTTCTCAGCATTCCAGGAATAGCTGTAGTTCATTACGCAATCTCCAGTTCGAGCTGTGAAGGCTGCAAACCATTCGACAGCCAGTCAGAAACTGAAGGTGGGCGAACAGCTTCAATTGCACCTTTTAAAATTGCGCAACGGTTTTTCAGAATGACAGCTTTCAGCTCCTTTTCCGTCAGATTGCGCGAATACTCAGCCTCCTGAATAGCCCGCGTAAGCTCAGGATATTTGCTATTAAATTTGGGGACATTGCAGGCAAGATTTGTACTGTCGGCAGTCGCCAGTGGGTAATTTCCCAACACACGACCGTCAAGCATGCGCAAACCATGAACAGCTGTTTTGAAATTGTGTCGGCAATAAATTGCTTCAAAAGCGTCCTGCATACGACGATGCCAGTGCGCAGTTCTAATAGCCGCATATTCACCAGACGATCCAAAGCAGACACGAGGCCATTCACGACATAGCTCGATAAGCCGATCGATTGACTCGTGCAGATGCCAGACGGGAGTTGCCTTCCCGTAGAACATTTTCGGAACTTCGTTTATCAGGGCATCATTGTCACGTTCACCTCCGTCCACAACATCAGGAATGACAAAAAAAGCGACCTTAGGATGGTGGTAATAGTTCAGGAGCCATTTATAAAAATCACTCCAGTTAATTTTTAGCCCACGCCCCCATGCAGAAAATGCGCCGTTATCAATGCCAACGACCTGAGCGTGCTGAATGGACGCCGCAATCTGATCTGGTCGTACATAGGAGACGAAAGCACCAGCTCCGCTCACCGCAATACGATGAACGTCGCCAGCACTTCCCCAGACAGGCGTCCCATGGAAATGATGAATTCCGTGGTGCATTTCTTTCACACTTGCACCCCGAAAATAACAGTAGAGTCACGTCCCCTACTAAAATCGGCACTAAACCAATTAGCAGATTTAGTGGCAATCATCTCTGTTGCAAATTTTCCCTCCCCCGCTGCAACGCCGATGCTGCGTTTCGCCCTGATGTAGTGGTGAGTGAAATTACGATAAAGAGACCGGGTCAAAGACGTGTCACTGTTAGAAACAATGACCGGATGTCCTTCAGATGCTCGATGTTCAAGAACGGATGCCAGGTGATACTGGTCATCTTCAGTGAAACCATCAGTGTGATAGCCGGAAAACGTACCGTCATACGGCGGATCGCAATACACCACATCCCCCGCCTTCAACATCGCCAGCGTTTCATCAAAGCTGGCGCAGAAAAACGTTGCCCGCTGGGCTTTTTCTGCAAATGCGCGAATTTCTTTTTCAGGGAAATACGGATTTTTATAATTACCGTAGGGAATGTTGAAATGCCCGCTCTTGTTATAGCGGCATAAACCACGGTAACCGTGACGATTGAGATACAGAAAATATACCGCTTTCATGAAATCAGTAATTTCAGTGGAGTAATTAAACTCCTGCCTTATGTTGTAATAAGCCACCTCCCTGTTTGCGATCTCAAATAAAACTCTGGCGCGAGATATAAACGATTCACAATCAGCGGCAACCTTTTTATAGAGGTTGATTAAATCAGGATTAATATCCGCAACCAGATAGCTGGGGTAATCCGTCTCCATCATCACAGCACAGGAACCCGCGAAAGGTTCAACCAGTCGCGGGCCAGCAGGAAGGTGTTTTTTCAGTTCGGACATTATGGCGGTTTTATTTCCCGCCCATTTCAGGATAGTGCTCATACAGCACCTCCGTTGTAATGTTTGCCTTTCAGCTCTGCGATTTCCTGACAGGTAATGCAAAGCTGCACACCCGGAATGGCACGGCGGCGTGCTGGCGGAATTGGCGCTTCACACTCAATGCAAAGCACGCGAGACACGCCCGGTGTTTTGGCACGGGCAGCACGGATATGGCGCTGGCGTTCTTCTTCAACGCGCTGCTGTACGAGATCCATTGCATCAGCCATTAGTGGATCTCCTGCGCTTCGTTCTGGATTGCTTCAGCAGTCACACGCAGCAGTTCTGCCGCTTCCACGTGGTTTAGCTGACGGGATGAGATATGACACGCCAGGCTATCAAGGCGAGCTGCCATTGCTTCAGCCCTTGCCCGGCGTTCTTCCAGACGAGCCTCTGTCAGTAAAATATTAAGCCCTGCATCATCCGGTCCGGTTTTAGTCGTGAGGATTTCAATATTACGCATAATCAATTCTCCTGAATTTAGATAAAGGGATACCCGGCGGGTTTACGCCATTAATTTCATTAGTTGGTTAATTCGGCATGGTTAGCCGTCTGGGAAATAAGCTCACCACTGCACGAAAATGATTCATTGCTTTAATCAACTCCCGCTTTTCGTCAGTGGTCAGCTCATTGATGCTGATGCTATGACGTTCAGCCGGAATTTTTGCCATAAAGAATATGGCTGCCAGTGCTCGTTTATTTTGTTCGTTATTGATATCCCGTGGATCACGCATATCTTTAATAAACCGCTCAAGCTCTGACTCAATATTCAGGCCAAAAACTTTCGCCCTTAATTCCGCTATGTGATTAAGTCCATTCAGGCGTTCACCGGGGCTTAATGGAACAGTCGCCGCAGCGCCTTCAATAGCCATTTGTTCCCCCGTTTTTTCGTAGATAGTTCTGCCAGCAATTCATCTTGTGAACGGCACGGATGCCAGCGTTTACCATCCTCACCCATGATCCAGCCGTGACCGTAGTGCATTGCCGGGCTTTGTTTTACCAGCAGCGATGCAAATGATGGTTCTTTCGTCAGCATAAGCACCTCACAGCAAACCGAATGAAGCACCGAGGCCAGTCACGGTATCAACTGCACTCGCCATCGCAGGATTAGCCTGTAAACGGGCCTGCAATGAAACAGCAGCCAGCGCCATCAGTCGTGTTACAGAGTTAATGCTGCTGATAGCATCACGACGACCGGCACTAGTTTTTACATCACCAGATACCGCACCTGCTGCAACACGTCCGATCTCTGCAGTTGCGCTCATGACGTAATGCGGCAGTTTCTCTTTTGCAACCTCATTAATCGGTACACATGGCAGGCAGTGAATCTGTGCCAGAAAACCATCTACCAGCGTTGAATCTTCAGTCAGATCGGTAAGCAGCCAGATTTCTGGTGCGGTTAATAAATGAGGCTGAGCTGGGTTCAGCTTGTTCCGCAGAATCTGCACATTCATGCCTGCACGTTCTGCCAGTTGCACCAGATTGTGGCGCAGTGCAAATGCACGACAGGCTTCATCAAAATGTGGATGTTTGGAAACTTGGTAATCAAACATGGTCAATGCCTCTGATGTATTTCAGAATCGAACTAATTAAGGTTTAGATTGCATTCTGAAAGCGCATCAACGGTCATGGCTGCTATGTTGATCATCACTTTTTCGCGTTTTTTATCTTTACGCAAACGGTGACGGATAAGGCGTCCATCAGCCAACATGTCATTGATGGTATCGATGGACAGTCCTGTCAGCTCGCTATAGCGTTCAATAGTCACATGAGGCGTGGTAAGAGTGATTGAAATGTTAGGTCTCATGATGCAACATTCCTCGTTTAATGATGATTAATCAGGACGAATACGGATCGTTTGTATTTTGTGAACACCATAAACATACGATCGCATCATGAAATCGTCAAGATAAAAGTTCACTTGGAGTGACCATGAATTTGGAGAAAGGCGGACGAGGCGCTATAGAGCGCATGGTAGAAGCTTATGGATTCAAAACTCGACAGGCGTTGTGCGATCATTTAGGAATCTCTAAAAGTACACTCGCTACACGCTACATGCGTGACTCATTCCCAGCAGAATGGGTAATCCAGTGCGCCCTTGAAACGGGCACCTCGCTTAATTGGCTCACAACTGGACATGGTTCAAAGCAAACTTCAGGTAATACAAATACGATGGAAGTTGCTAAGTATGTATTATCTGATGGTGCCTTGCGTGAAGACGGTTTTTATATTTTTGATAAGGGATTTCTACCCTCTACGTTTAAAAAACCTTTTGTCATCACAGATAACAATTCTGAATTTATTTGTGATAAAGAATTTGATGATATACGTGATGGTAAATGGGTAATAAGTATTGATGGCGAAATAACAATCCGCGACATTACTCGTTTACCCGGTGGAAGAATCTTCGTTGAAGGTGGAAACAGATCCTTCGAGTGCAAGATAGAAGATGTTGAAATAATTGGAAAAATTATAAGTTTAACAATTAAGTACGTTAGGTAATACCGGGAGTAAACTATGCTTGGTAAGGTATTTTTTGTGGTTTTATCATGCTCTTTGTTATTAAACCCACTAACTACCTATGCTAAAAATTATCCTTGTTCTGGGAAAAAGGGAGGTGTCTCTCACTGTACCTCCGATGGAAAGTTCGTTTGCAATGATGGAACCATTAGTAAATCAAAAAAAATCTGTACTAAAAACTCGCGATAATTTTTGCTTTTATATCTGCGCCTAATATAACAATGAGCCGCAGGCTAACCGCAAAAGTCACATACTCACATAGCAAAAAATAGCCAACTTCATTATGGCTTCAGTGAGATGTATGGTCGCAAGATTTCATACATTGACACTGGTTATACATACAGTAAAAATGCTCTCTATTGGAGGGCATTTTTTATGGCAGTACGAAAACTCACCACAGGAAAATGGCTTTGCGAATGTTACCCCGCCGGACGTAGTGGGCGTCGTGTGCGTAAACAATTCGCCACCAAAGGCGAAGCACTGGCTTTTGAGCGTCACACGATGGAAGAAACCGAAGCAAAGCCCTGGCTGGGCGAATCAGTAGATCGTCGAACCCTGAAAGACGTGGTTGAGCTATGGTTCAAACTACATGGTAAATCTCTGACTGCTGGGCAGCATGTCTATGACAAATTGCTGCTGATGGTTGACGCTCTGGGCAATCCCCTTGCAACCGATCTCACATCTAAAATGTTTGCCCATTATCGAGATAAACGACTGACAGGTGAGATCTACTTCAGCGAGAAATGGAAGAAAGGGGCCAGCCCGGTCACCATTAACCTGGAGCAAAGCTATCTAAGTAGTGTTTTTAGCGAACTATCCCGCCTGGGCGAATGGTCGTATCCAAACCCACTGGAGAACATGCGAAAATTCACCATCGCAGAAAAAGAGATGGCATGGCTTACCCATGAGCAGATTGTTGAACTGCTGGATGATTGCAAACGTCAGGACCCAATTCTGGCACTGGTAGTCAAGATATGCTTAAGCACAGGCGCACGCTGGCGAGAAGCAATAAACCTTACCCGCTCACAGGTGACCAAATACCGAATTACCTTTGTCAGAACGAAGGGGAAGAAAAACAGAAGCATCCCTATCAGTAAAGAGCTTTACGAAGAGATCATGGCGCTCGATGGGTTCAATTTCTTCACAGACTGCTATTTTCAATTTTTATCCGTGATGGAAAAAACGTCTATCGTGCTCCCTCGCGGTCAACTGACACACGTTCTGCGCCATACGTTTGCGGCGCATTTTATGATGTCGGGTGGAAATATCCTTGCTTTGCAAAAAATCCTCGGACATCACGACATAAAAATGACTATGCGTTACGCACATCTAGCACCGGATCACCTGGAAACTGCATTACGGTTTAATCCGCTGGCAACACTACCAACATCAATAGCAAGTTTTTGAAAATGCGTATTTTGCCCTGTTGAGCTAATATTCTTTTTTTTCACATGGAGCACTATCAATGAATAAGTTTCAGCATCAGGGAGCGGAATTGCGCAACAGAGCCAAAGAATTGGCTTTATCCGTACTTAAAACTCACCCAGATGCCCAAAAAAACGGCAACGGCGTTAAGCAAGCTGAGGTATTTCGTCTAAGCGGCCTCGATTGGGGAGAAAAACGGAAAGCCACAAGTTCGAACCAACAATATTGGGTTGTTGCACTATTGCGTGAACTAGAAGAGGAGGGGTTAGTCGAACAGATTGAAGATAGGGGCCCATGGCGTCTAAGGTAAAACAAGTGGCGACAAAGTGGCGGCAGCGGTTGGCATTACCCCGTAATCACCACCACTGACCACCAACCCAACTTATTGTTTTTACTCTAACTTATTGTTTCCATTAACCCATTTACATAAATGGGTTTTTTGTTGCCTGAAATTTATCTACTACCCAGCAATCCTCTCAACCATCCTCAAAATCTCCTCGCGTGATAGCGGCTTACGGTCGGTGACAAAATGCAGCGTCATTCCCTCAATAAACGCATCAAGCGCGCGGGCGGTTCCGGGTTCAAACCATTGTTCGAGCGTTTGTTGACTGCGCTGCATCCAGTTTTGCATTACCGTTTTTAAGAGCGGTTTTCGGCTAGCCAGCGCGTAGAGCTGGTACATCAGCTCCATATTATCCGGCGTTGCGACCTGTGAGCTGTAGATCATATCGGTGATAGCCTGGCATGCGCCTGGAGCATCACTAACATCGCTAAAAAATGCCTGATATTGCCGGGACATGATCTCAGTAAAACGGCTGAACGCCTCCAGCAACAACTCATCAATTCCTGAAAAATAGTAGGTCATCGATCCCAACGGCACCCCGGCAAGGGTAGCAATTTTGCGGTGTGTAACAGCATGTATTCCGTAAAGTTTCACCGCCTCCAGCGTGGCCTGGATAATTTTTTCTCGCCGTTGCGGATCGTTAGCGCGACGCATGTCATTTCCTCTCTCTGCAATTGTGTACAAATGTACACAGTCTTGCTAATGTTGTCTTCCCTCTTCTTATTTTGACGTGGTCTATGACCGTAAATTCTTCACGTAATGCATTGAAACGCCGAACCTGGGCGCTGTTTATGTTCTTCTTTTTGCCAGGCCTGTTAATGGCGTCCTGGGCAACCCGTACGCCTGCTATCCGCGATATTCTCTCTGTCTCGATCGCTGAAATGGGCGGTGTTCTCTTTGGTCTGTCGATCGGTTCGATGAGCGGTATTCTCTGCTCGGCGTGGTTAGTGAAACGCTTTGGGACGCGTAATGTCATCCTTGTGACGATGTCCTGCGCATTGATTGGGATGATGATATTAAGTCTGGCACTCTGGCTGACATCGCCCTTGCTCTTTGCCGTTGGTCTCGGCGTCTTTGGGGCTAGTTTTGGTTCTGCGGAAGTGGCGATAAACGTTGAAGGTGCCGCCGTTGAGAGAGAAATGAATAAGACGGTTTTACCGATGATGCACGGTTTTTATAGCCTGGGCACGCTGGCAGGCGCAGGTGTCGGGATGGCACTGACGGCCTTTGGCGTTCCGGCAACGGTGCATATTTTATTGGCGGCGCTGGTAGGCATCGCACCTATTTATATCGCCATTCAGGCAATCCCTGACGGTACGGGCAAAAATGCTGCCGATGGCACCCAGCATGGTGAAAAAGGCGTACCTTTTTATCGGGATATCCAGTTGCTGTTGATTGGTGTTGTGGTGCTGGCGATGGCCTTTGCCGAAGGTTCTGCCAACGACTGGTTACCCTTATTAATGGTTGATGGTCACGGTTTTAGCCCTACTTCCGGCTCGCTGATTTATGCCGGTTTTACCCTGGGGATGACCGTTGGACGCTTTACCGGCGGGTGGGTTATTTAACGCTTCCGGCGCGG